TGTAGATTATGTTGATCCAGCTGATTTAGTATATTCTCATACTGATTCTCCTTACTTTGACGATATATATTATGTTGGTGAAGTAAAAGATATACCCGTAAATGAATTAGTTAAACAGTTTCCTCATTTAGTAACAGAAGATTTAGAAGAGATAGTTAAAGATGGTAGTAGATATCATCAAATAGATAATTCAACTAAAAGAAAAGAATTAGACAATAATACAGTTTCAGTATTATATTTTAATTATAAAACCTATATGAACGAGGTTTATAAATTAAAAGAACTCGCTAGTGGCGCAGAAAAAGCAATAGAAAAAGATGATTCTTTTAATCCACCTGAAGAGATGGATTCTAATTTTGGTAAAGAATCTAGAAAACTAGAATGTTTATACGAAGGCGCTTTAGTTTTAGGAACAAAAAAATTACTTAAATGGGAGATGTCTAAAAATATGATGCGTCCTAAAAGTGATTATACTAAAGTTAAAATGAATTATGCTATTTGCGCACCTAGAATGTACGAGGGTAGAATAGAATCTTTAGTTGGTAGAATTACGGGTTTTGCTGATATGATTCAGTTAACACACTTAAAGATACAGCAAGTTATGTCTAGAATGATGCCAGATGGTGTTTATTTAGATGCAGACGGTTTGGCTGAGATTGATTTAGGTAATGGAACAAATTACAATCCGCAAGAAGCATTAAACATGTTTTTCCAAACTGGATCTATTATAGGTAGAAGTCTAACGTCAGAAGGCGATATGAATCCAGGTAAAATACCTATTCAAGAAATAACAAGTAGTGGTGGTGGAAATAAGTTACAAGCACTTATAGGTAATTATAATTACTATTTACAAATGATAAGAGACGTAACTGGTCTTAATGAAGCAAGAGATGCTGCTAACCCAGATCCAAAAGCATTAGTAGGTGTACAAAAGATGGCTGCGGCAAATTCAAATACAGCTACAAGACATATATTACAAGGTGGATTATTCTTAACAACTGAAGTAGCAGAATGTTTATCTCTTAGAATATCTGATATTATTGAATATTCTCCAACAAGAGACGCTTTTATACAAGCTATCGGAGCTCATAATATAGCAACGTTAACTGAGATGAGTGAGTTACATTTATATGACTTTGGTATCTTTATAGAATTATCTCCGGATGAAGAGGAAAAAGCCATGTTAGAGAACAATATACAAACAGCGTTAGCACAACAAGGCATAGAATTAGAAGACGCTATTGATCTTAGAGAAATTAAAAATATTAAACTTGCTAACCAAGTATTAAAGATTAGACGAAAGAAGAAAATAAAAAAGGATCAACAAATCGCACAAGAGAATATGCAGGCCCAAGCGCAAGCTAATATACAGCAACAAGAATCTGCAGCTGAATTAGAAGTACAAAAGCAACAGTCTCTTGCTTCGGCAACTATATCTATAGAACAGGCTAAATCTCAATTTGAGATAGAACAATTAATTGAAGAAGCTGAAATAAAAAAGCAACTTATGGAACAAGAATTCCAATACAATATGCAATTAAAAGGAGCTGAAATAAACCAAAGATCTCAAGGAGAAAAAGAAAAAGAAGACCGTAAAGACCAAAGAACAAAAATTCAAGCAACTCAACAAAGTGAAATGATTGACCAAAGACAAACTGGAAAACCACCTAAAGATTTTGAATCAGTAGGTAACGATGTGTTAGGTGGAATTGATATGTCTGAATTTGGACCTAGATAAACAATTTATTAATTTTATAATATTATATTATGGCAAAAAAGAAAAAAGAAAAGATAGTAGAAAAGACTACAAACGAACCTAAAGGTGACGTTACAAAAGTAAAAGAAAAAATGAAAAAACCAACTGAAGTTGTTGGAGAAACGATAACTAAAGTTGATTTAAGTAAACCGCCAAAAACAGAAACAGATGCCGTTCAAGAGCGAGAAACAGAGGAAATACATGTGGGCGAATCATCCGGAGATAGCGAAGAGGTGGGAGAAGGAGGAGCAGAGTCCGATACAACAAAAGTTGAAGAAATCAAAGATGAATCCAAAGTTGAGGATACACCCATTGTTGAGGAAATAACAAATGAAACAGAACAAACTGTTGAAGAATTAGCAGAACAAGTTACAGATGCTATAGTAGAAACTCAAGAAACTGGAAAAGAATTACCAGAAAATATCCAAAAATTAATGGATTTTATGGAAGATACTGGTGGAGATTTAAATGATTATGTTGCGCTTAATCAAGATTATTCTAAATTAGATAATCAAGATTTATTACTGGAACATTATAAGCAAACAAAACCTCATTTAAATACAGAAGAAATTAACTTCCTTATGGAAGATCAATTCTCTTACGACGAAGAGATGGATGATGAAAAAGATATTAAAAGAAAAAAATTAGCCATGAAAGAGCAAGTTGCTCAAGCAAGGCAACACTTGGACAGTGTAAAGTCTAAATACTATGAAGATATTAAAAGTGGAACAAAGTTGACAAGTGAGCAACAAGAAGCTATTGAATTCTTCAACAAACATAACGAGGAATCAGAGAGGAACTATGAAACAAGTAAGAAACAATCTGATATCTTTATAGATAAAACTAACAGACTCTTCAATGATAAGTTCAAAGGTTTTGAATACGAAGTTGGAGACAAGAAGTTTAGATTTAACGTTAAAGATTCAGGTCAACTGAAAGAAACTCAAGGTGACATTAACAACTTTATCAAAAAGTTTTTGACTAAAGAGAATACAATGAAAGATGCCGCGGGTTACCATAAAGGACTTTTTACCGCCATGAATCCTGATGCTGTAGCTAATCATTTTTACGAACAAGGCAAAGCTGACGCTTTAAAAGATAGTATTGCTAAATCTAAAAATGTTAATATGGATCCTAGACAAGCTCACGTCGAGAACGTGAATACAAGTGGATTTAAAGCTAGAGTATTAAATGATGATGGTCCTGATTTTAAGTTTAAAATTAAACAAAAATAACAATTTAAAATTACAAAATTATG